GTCGCCCAAGTGTAGGATCTTAATTCCTTGATGAGGTTGGTCGAGTCCTTGGTTACCTGCAATTTAAAGCGTTTCAGGATGTCAATGCCGTTCCGAACCGAATCGGGACCTTTGTCCGCTGGCTTGATGTTGAAGCCTAACCGATAGATTTCTTCGATGGACTTCGGTTCTGCTGAATCGGCCACTATCTCCCAAGCCCTTGTGATCCCCAAGGACCGCAGTTTGTCTGCGATGTCTTGGTTGGTAAGGCCCGTGGAGTAGAGCAGTTCCTGAATCAGCAGGCAGTCCCCTTGGCGGTAGATAGCGACCAAGGCCGTAGGGTCGTTGCTAAAGCCCCAGTCAAGCCCAAGGGCGACAAATTTCGCACGGCTGACATCGATACCCTCCACGACCTCGAAGTCCTCGTATATCGCACCCTGAAGCGTCCCGACTTGACCAAGGCCATAGACCTTCCACCAGTTCGCCCAATAAGCACTCGTTTCGGCTTTGGTCTTGGCTTTCTCAATCTCTCGGATGATGGCAGGGTCAAGGGCTTGGTTGTCCTTGTAGGTAACGAGCAGGAACTCGGCATCGGGGTCCTGCATCAATTCGGTATGCGCCCAAAATTCACGGACTGGATTGTAGTCGATGTAGATGGCGGTCCTTGTCCTGATTGCCAGTTGGTGATAGGCTTCCCATGTGATGTTGTTGGCCTCGTTCATAAATAGCACGTCCCTCCTTGCACCTCGCATCTTGTCGCTTTGGTCAGCGGAAAAGAACTCGATGTAGGAGCCATGCGGGAAGTCGTATCGGAGCAGCGTTCGGTTGTATAGTTCCTCTTGGTAAAGCCCTGTCATGTTGAGCATCTTGAGGAAGTCCTTAAGCGCACCCCTGCGAAGGTGGGGGATGGATTCGGAAACTACGGATATTTCAAGCGGTCCGCATTCGGGATTGGCTGCATAGGAATAAAGCAAGGACAGGATGGCAAAGGTTTTGCCTGCCGATGAACCGCCTTGGACTATTCGGATTCTCTTGCGGAATCCATCAATCTTGATTGCCGTTGTTGTTGGTGTCAACTTGTAGTTTTACGCCCTGCCATATTGGTTGAGGCGATATGGTTGCAGCGACCTCCTGCTTGGGTTGACCGTAGACCCGTGAGAGCAGCGTTTCCATGGAGTAGAGCGTTCCCTTCTCGATGGACTTGCGGATGGCCGAGGCGATGGTCTTTTCGAGGACGGTTGCCGTTGGGTTGTCCCATACCGCCTTGACCTCCTCCAAGGTCATCGCCATCATGTTTTGGATGGTGTCGTTGATTTCGGACCGCTTGTAGCCTTGGTCAACCAAGGTGCTGACGTACTTGCGTGGACGACCATTGGGGTTGCCTGACTGCCCTTTTTCAAACGGCTTGTTATTTGGTATCGGGTTACTCACGGCTGTTATTCGGCTGTTTTGTATGGCAAACCGTTCCTCTTGACCTCCAAGGTCGGGTCAAGTTTAAGCATCCTGTCCACGATTACTTGGCAGTACTTCGGGTCAAGTTCCATGCCGTAGCATTTGCGGTTGAGTTGGTGGGATGCGACCATTGTAGAACCGCTGCCGAGAAAGGCATCAGACACAATCCATCCCTCCTTACTGCTATTTTGTATCAAAGGAGCAATAAGTAGGATCGGCTTCATTGTTGGATGCTCCGTGTTCTTTTGTGGCTTATCCGCTCTCAATATGGTTGTGGGTGTTTTTTCGCTTAGTATCTCGGTCAGCATCTTCTTCATTTGCTCTTTTGTTAACTTAGCAATGTTAAGGTTGTCCTCAATTACTGTTGTATTGGTTCGGTTATCCACGAAATAATGTGCTGCGCCTTCCTTCCATCCGTAAAGGCATGGCTCGTGTTTCCATTGATAATCCTGCCTTCCCATAACTAAAGCATTTTTAACCCAAATCAAGCACTGCTTAACCATAATGCCAGCGTTCTTCATGGCAAGACGAAAATTAGCCCCCTCAGAGTCAGCATGCCAAACATACCACCCCCCACCAGCTTTGGTATATGCGCCAAGTGCAGTATAAAAGTCATAAAGGAATTGATAGAATGAATCGCCATCCATCTTGTCGTTCATTATTTTCATTCCTGTTCCTCCTTGATAGTCCACGTTATACGGTGGATCAGTCATTACCATATCCGCAAGGCATCCGTTCATCACCTTTCCCCAAGTGTCGGTCTGCGTGCTATCCCCACAAAGCAAACGATGCGGACCAATCTCGAAGAGGTCGCCCAGCACGATGTCGGTCTTTAATTCGTCAGGCATCTCGTAGTCATCTTCCTCCGCTTCCAGTTCCTTGGCGTTGTCAAAGTCGGGCAGGTCAAGACCCCACTCTTGCAGTTCCTCGGTATCCCATTCATTCGCAAGCATCTCCCAATCCCATTCCCCTCCGCTTACGTTGTCCTTAATGATAAACTGCCTTTGCTTGTCCTCGTCCCAATCCACGACTTGAATCGGCACGTCCTTCCATCCAGCCTCACGCATGGCCTTGAGCCTCATGTTGCCTCCAAGCACGACCATATCGGTATTGACCACAACGGGACGAACCTCAGCCATTTCGGGCAGGTCTTTGATAGACTGCACGAGTTTCTTGAACTTGTCGTCCTTGATGACCCTTGGGTTGTTCGGGTTGTTCTTGATTGTGCCTATGGGTACTCGTTGCATCAGTATTCGATTTTGTCGATTAGGTCGCTTATCTTGTTTACGATTTTCATTTTCACTTCGTACTGGTTCGGGGCATTGGAATCGTCCACCGCTCCGATGCAATCGCAGAGGGTTGTAATGACCATCATAAGCGAGTCCATCCGAGCCTGCACTTGGGCTTCGTCATCCTTCGCCTTCGAGTTCGCCAAGTTCCCGGAGTTTATTTCTTGACCATGAGAGAGCCGACTTGCCACCCCAAAGGAGATAAGAGATGTAACCGCAGTCCGAGGTGTCGTCTGCGTTGTCGTAGTAGGTTTCAGCACGGGACAGGTAGGAGTGCATCCGCTTGATGGTTTCAACCGATATGGCTTCCCCGTTGGCTAACTGCTGCGCCCGGACCTTACCCGTCTGCGTGGCACACTTGTTGCCGTTCCGCTCGTTAAGTTCTATCCCTCGCTTGGCATTGTTCCTGATGCCTTCCCCATAGTCCGCATATGACTCGAACTGCTGCCTTTTGTGATTCTCCCACGTTGAGCCGCAAACGGCCAATCGTTGAGCCGTATCGGGGAACTCCGCATTGGTTTGGTTATTGCTCATGCAACGACCGATGAAGCCTTCTTTGCTTTCGTTATTGTTCGGGATTGGCAGGGGCATTCAGGGGGTAGGTTATGGTGTTTTGGTTGACTTCGAGGAACAAGTCCGCTTGTAGGTAAATGTATTGGAGAGCCGATTTTACGCAGTCAGCGCACCACCAATTTGTGGGAGGTCGCCCGTGAGCGGTCAAGATGGCTTGCAGTTCTCCAACGGCATCGGGTGGTAGTCGCATGGTTAGGGATGCCACATATTGGTCCCAATACTTGCGATGCTTTTGGGCCACGATGAATTGGTCGTTGGTCATTTGAAGGTCCATTCCCGAATGATTATTGCGGTGGCAGATGAGGCAAGGCCGAGGATAGGAGCCAAGTACCATTGGCAGGTCGGCAGGGTCAGGAGGACTCCCATCCAAAACCCGAAGCAGGTCATACAACTAAACGGCTTCCGCTTCGCAAAGGGCAAAGCGTAGAACCATCCCGGCAGCACCCGGAACTCCACGACCGCAAGGGTCGCTAAAGCACTAATCAGGATTGGAAAAACCAGTATATCCATTTGCTTCGATTGCGGTTTTGATTTTGGCCTTGGCCTGTTCGATGGAGTAGATGATGGAGCGGTACGGGATGCCCGTTTCTCTGGACATGGCCTTCATGTTCCCGGTCTGCATCAGCAGGTTCAACAGTTCTTTGTCGTAGGGGAACGCCCCATCCTTTGCCCAAGAGTCCATCTCTTGCTGGGCAATAGCCCAAAGGTCGTCGAGCAAGGTGTCGTAGTCTTTGCTTAGTTCTTGGGTTTCGGGGTCTACCTCTACTCGCTCGTCATGGTGGCGGTACTTCTTGGCAAATTGGTTGTTGTTGCCCCGGTACAGGTTCATTATCAAACGAACGATGTAAAAACGCAGGTAGCCTTGGACCTGCATCTTGAGAATTTTGTCGGGGTCCTTCTCCAGTAGGATCAGGACGACCTCTTGTTCGAGGTCCTTCCAAAGAGGATTGCCACCCGTAATCGTGAGGCAAGCCCTGCGGATTTCACCGCTGCGGTAGAGTTCGAGGATGATTGATTCTGCGTACACTCACGCAAAGATGGATGGGGTTCTCGCTAATGTTGCAAAAAATCCCGTGTCCTGTTTAAAACCTGTGTACGAAGAAATTTAATGTCGGGCCTTGCCCTCATGTTTTTGGCAAGGATTTCGAGGTTGTGCATGACCGTTGCGTGGTTCCTCTTGATGATTCGCCCGATTTGGCAGTAGGTGTACAGGTACTCCGAATAGGCGATGTCGGCGAAGATGCTTCGAGCCAGCACCAGTTCTTGGGTCTTGACTTCGCTCAAGATGTCGTCCGGGCTGACTCCGACAACCTCTGCGGTATAGCCGAGGATGGTGCGTGAGATTAGGTCCATGCTGGGTCTTTTATGTTTAAGGGTTTATGGTTTTGTCTATAATTTGATTCGGAATATCAAACCAACCATAATCGTCCATTATGCTTAAAAAATACCAGCCAATAATAGTAATAATTAAGGCTATGGTAATTACAAACCATAAAAGGTATAACACAAAAGCCGTTATAAATAAGATTATTTGGTTCATTTTGTTTGGCCTAAAGCATTGATTCGATTAAGTTTATTCTCTCTCCTATCCACCGCATCACCGGCACGGCCATTGAGTTACCGCAGGCCTTGTATCTTGGCCCATCGGGGCATTGGTCGGCAGGTTTGTTTCGGTATGGAATCTTTGTCCAGTCATCCGGGAATCCCTGCAAGCGTTCGCATTCCTTGGGGGTCAGCCTTCGGATAGCCATTGAGTGCATAACCCCACCCGTTGTTGATGCGTTGATACGGGTGCTTACGGTTTGAAAAGTATCTCCGG